CTGTCCATCCAAGCAATTGCTTGTAAAAAAAATGCCGATATATGAAAAAGACCAGTGCTTGTCGCACTGGTCTTTGGTTCACCTTTTAATGTTTTGAAGTCGCTGTTGAGCAATAGTTATGTCTTTTATTTGAGGATAACCTATTGTCACATTCGCTTCAATACCTTGCTTGAGCGTAGTATTAAGCTCACTCAATATTGTGACTAATAGTGTATCACTTACTGCGGGCTGAATATCCTGTGTAGTTACAATAGGTCTATCGTATCCACCATCTACCCTCTGCTTCACTGAGCCAGAGGTTACAATATTATCTATCATCCTCACATGCCACGCCACATCGGAGCGTGTGAGTGAACTGTTTGATACATAGTATTCTGGGCCCGCTTCACTTGCCAACACAAGACTCGGTGTTGGTGGCAACATTCCTGTCCGTGGCGAACCAATATATTGGGCATTATACATCTGCCCATCATCTGCCCCGCGCACGTTATAGCCACCCATTTTCTTTTGCTTTACTTCTTGTGCCGCAGTTGCAACAATTGTTGCAATAGAAATACTGGCATTAATCGCCGCAGCTGTCGTAGCCGTAGCAATGTAAGGTATGCCTGCTGGTCCCATCGCTGCACCGGTACTCGCAATAAACGCTTTCTGCTTCTGTAACTCCAATATCACACGCGCAATAGCCACAGCCTTCTCAAATGCAAACAACGCCTTACCCAATGCCGTATTCTCTCCCACAAACTGCCGCATGATACCAATGCCCTGCTCATACGCATTAAGCCGTGCATCCTTCAATGCCAATTCTGCCTCTTTTATCTTGTCTGTTACAGCCTTCTCTTTATCAAGTCGCTCCTTAGCGTTTTTATTGATAATCTCAGCCCGTTTCTTTTCAGCTGCTAATTTGATTGCTGTCAATTGGTCTTCAGATAACCCAGTTACCGTGATAAGTTTCTGATACTTATCCTCCAATTGTAACAATTCAAGAGCTTCATTTTGACCCGTAAAGCTCAAATAATCCTCCTCTGCTTTCAACCTTGCTTTCAACTCCTTATCCAATTCGACTATCAACTTTTGCTCTTGAGCATCATTGAATCTATCTGTTTCAGCTTCTAATTCAGCATTCAGTGCAGTTTCCAAGGCTATTTTATCCTCTGCCGCTTTTTTTGCAACATCGAGTTTCTTACTCCCTTCCAATAAGGTTAACTCCGCCAACTCCTTCGCATACTTCTGCCGAATATTCGTCAATTTCACCTCATCGTCCTTCTTTTCAAGAGCCGCCACATCTTCCTGATGTTTGACCAAACTTTTTTCCAAATCCCGTAGATGCTTCTTTTGCTGTGCTTCAATCTCTGATTCTGCAAGCCCTTGTAGTTCAATAATTGCGGCATTGGCTGCCGTCCGAATACTCACATCTTTTGACTCTAATAACTCCTTCGCTATCGCTATTTGCTTCTCATACTTCTCTCGTATCCGTATTTCTTCTGCCGCATCGTGGTTGCTGTTCAGTTGGTCAACATCGTTATGATATTGTTGCAAAACATCTTTCAACTTTTGCAACTTTGCTTCCTCTCTATTCAATTCCCGTTCTGCTGCTTTTTCTGCTTTTTCCGCATCTTTTATTTTCGGGGCAGCTGTCGCATTATTCAATTTTGATGGCGTAGGAGAAAAATCTATCTGATTTTTCTCTACATATTTATTAACTGCATCTATTTGCGTTTGTATCCGTTTTTGAGCATCATCCGCATTTTTCAGTGATGTTTCTGCTTGTCGCGCAGCAAAGCTAAATCCATTGCCCGCCGACAATAGACTATTTCCAACTGTCTGTAAAATACCCGCAGACGTATCCGTTTGTCCATTATTTAAGTCCATCAACTGCTTCTCTAATTCTGTCCGTTTTTGCAACGCCGCTTCCGACTTCGCCTTTTTCTCCAATGCTGACACATATTTGTTTACAGCCTCGGTAGCTCCCTCAGTATTGATTTTCTCCAAGGTCAAATTGCCTAAGTATTCAGGCGACAGCTGATTCAGTTTCTTGATAGCATCAATCCGTTCATCTTTCGACCTTTTTTCATCTTTTGCCGTTTTGAGCAATTGTTCTAATTTTAACTTTTGCTCAACAATACTTTTCGCCGCTTCATTATTTACTTCATTCACTAATCTTTGCGCTCTAACGGTATCCGTTACAGTATTAGAAAACATGGCATAAGCCGCCGCCAATGAAGTCACAAGACTTATAACCGCACCAATCGGATTGATAGACATCACAAAATTCAAAATCCGTTGCGCCGCCGCCGCCGCCGCCAGTCCATTCGTCATCACCAAGACTACGCCTTGATAAAACGCCGTAGCCACCGCCGCCAACCGATTATAAATCGCCACCGCTTTTACAGTTGCCAAATAAGTCAACAATGCCACCGCAGCAACACCAATAGCCTTTCCAAACAACACAATCGTTTCCCAATTCTCTTTTACCCCCCTCAGTAAATTCGTCAATCCTTGCACCAATGACCGCGCCGCTGGAGCTAATCTTTGTCCAAAGCTCAATGCCGCATTGTTCGCTTCATCTTGCATTACTTTCATGTCATTCCCTAAGTTGTCCGACATAATCACCGCCTGCTTTGTGGCTTCATTTGTGCCAGTCACAGCTTTCTCTAACTGTTTGAAGCGATTAATATTGGTCAATAAAACTTCTGCGGCTGTTACATTCTCCTTGCCAAATACCTGAACCAATGCGTTAGCATCACCCTGTATCTTCGCCAACTCTGTCAATCTGTCGCCAAGTGACTTCGTTTTGTCCCTCAGTACATCAAAGCTCACACCATGCTCCGTCAACTGCCTTCTTGCTTCCTTATCCAATCCTTCTGGGGCCTTGATGGCAATCAAAATGTTTCGCAGTTTAGTACCCGCTTCACCTCCCTTTATCATCTTATCACCCAATACTTCTACCAAGGCGACAGATGCCTCTATACTTACATTTGCTGATTTTGCACCCGCACCAAACTCTTTTATGGCTGCTGAAATATCTGGAATCTCTGCCGCACCTTCTTTTGAACCAGCCGCCAAAACATTGATAGCCCTTGCTGCATTACTTGCATCCAGTTCAAACTGATTCATAAAAGTCGTCAAATCTGTCACCGCTTCGGGTACTTCTTGCCCTGCGGCGCGAGCCAAAATAATCGCCTGTTTAGTCACTTCCGACAAACCTTCTGCCGACTTCAATAACTCTGGTTTGGCAGAGCCAACCAACTTCATGCCTTTTAGAATGTCCGCAGAAGCATTTGTTATCTTCTTCCCATTGTCCAGTATGATAGTCGTTAAGCCATCTGCATGAGCCTCTAACTTCTGCAATTCTTCGCCTGTTACACCCGTTATGGCAGATAGGCTACTCGCCGCATTTTGGTATTCAATCACCAACGTACCAATATGAGTCCCCGCCGACACGATTTTATCTGCCACAAATGCCGCCGCCATCACACCCGCTACCTTCAACAGTGAGTTAGATGCAACCTCTGTCGTTTTTGAGATTTTCGCAATTTCAGCATCTACTTTCTTAATCTCTTGCGCTGATGCACCGACCTCTTTGAGTTTTGCGGTGTATTCTGATGTGCCACGTTTCAGATTCTCCAACTCCTTGAGCAATTCAGTATGCTTTGTTTTGAGTTGGTTAATCGAACCTTCTACCACAGGCGTAGCTGCTTTGAAAGAGTCTGCATACTCCCTCAAAGCCTTTCGTTGGTCAACGATTATCGCTTCCACCTTGCGTAAGGCTTCTGCTTTTGTAGCAAATTCTTCGCTACCGAGTTCAACCCGTTTGAGTTCTGCATTGAGCCGTGCAGCTTCTGCGGTGAGTCCTTTGAGTGTATTATCTACTTCCTTACCATTAATGTAAATGGTCGCCGTACTTTGAGCCATGTCTTTGTGTTTAAAATTTTGCTCAAAGTTCCAACTGAAATACCCCCTCATTATGGACACAAAAAAAAGCTGATGATTCGCAGTCACCAGCTTTCAGCCATTTTGAATATTCGTAAAAAACTTTGCCAAGTTTTTTTTATAGCCGTTTTCATAATCAATTGAATATTATCGCATTGTAGCAAATCGAACTACCGAATCAGCCAACTCCTTCGCCAAAAGCCCCGCCAAAATGGGCAACCTCTCAGTAATGACCGCATCTATAAATGGTTCAGCAAGCCGATTTCCCGAGTTCATTTTACGCAAACTCTCAGGATTCGTCCGTTTTTTATCTCCTTTTTTATTGTACCAAGTAGAGCCTTTTGTGCCGCCATGCCCTCTACTCGCGCCTTTATCAACCCAATCGATATACCTCTCAAAATTAAAGCCCACGGCATAAGGCTCTAAATTTCGCAGCTTCACTTTGCCCTTAATGCTTTTAGCACCAGCCCCCGTCAATGATGGCGCACGCGCACGGAGCATCTCTTTTGTGTCGCCAGTCCAGTCTTTAATCGTCTGAATTGCTGTTTCTATTGGTGAATCTTCGCCCATAATCCTATTAAATCTTTAAAAATCCTACAAATCCTAATTCTTTTTTTTCATTATCGCTTCCGTCACCTCCGATTTAGTTTCGAGATACGACAATGTGATAAAAATATCCCGATAGTTTGATACTTCAATCGCCTTTCGCGCCAACACATCGCCTTTCGATAACTCAATCGCCACACCTGCCCATGAGTAAACAGCCAATCGCCGCATCAAAGCATCAGCATTGCCACTTTTGAATACTTGCGGATTCTTCCTGATTATCTGCTCCCGACAGCTTACCAACCAAAACCACAACAACCGCTTAATCGGTGGCTGCACATCTTGCCACAATTTAGCTCGTTGTGCAATCACCTCATCTGCTTCTTCCAACCCTGTGCGCTGGTCCCCATCAAATGCTCGTTGCTTATTTGCTGCATCATTCGGCTTCGATGGGCGAAACACCACTGCAAATGCACGATGAATATGCGCCTCGTTGCCGCCTGCCGTGTAACGGTCAAAACAAGTAAACACCTCTGCCATTTCTGCAAAACTAATATTTTCCAATCCGTCCGATGCTGCCCACAATTTTATGGGTTTCGGGTCTTTACCCTTGCGTTTTTTCGCCAAAATGACTGAGGGGTAGGGGCATTTGGTCAAGGTTGCCGCTATACCAAACTGCTCGCGCTCGTCGGCAGTTTGTTTTTGTTCAAACAGGAAATCAGTTACAAATTCTGTCAATTTCCTAAATCTTTCCGCCCAAAGCTCCGCATCGTCATACATCTTTTTCCAACTGATGAAAAACTCATCAGACAGGCCCGTTAAAAACTGCATCAAAGCAATCCGTTTCTGCACAAATGTCGCATCATTCAACGACATTAAGACATCGTTGCACACGATTTGTTGCTTTAAAGTCATGTCGTTCCACGTTTTAGGCACAAGTATCGTATGCCCTAAAATTTGTACGACATTTTGATTGTATTCAGAATCATTTAAAACCATATTGAAATTTTAATTTTTTACAAAAAACTCAATCTTAACAGTTGATAAACCTTGCACACGCTCGGTCACTTCAATCGTATTGATTGCCGCCTCGATAGACCCATTCGGCGTTTCGATACGCCGCATCGCATATTGCCACACCAAAGCCTGCCGCAATTCTGAGACAGGCAAATTAAATGAAGCCGAGAAATACCAACTCTTTGCCCTGTATCGCGCCGATTCTTGCCAAAAAGCCAAAAATACTGAGGGGGGTACTAAACTCAAAACACCCAATCGCGCACGGCTCGCCGTCACCTGGTATTCTCTCCCAGCATATTCTGCATGTCGCCCTCTATCAAACATAAAACGCAAAACACCAACAGCATCATTCCGAACCTGCTCGGCATAACAGGTCTCTTTTCCCACATCTTGATACACCCGATCTGAAAGTGTAGCGGTTGGCAACTCAATTAACTCACCACCAGCACCCTCAGTATAAGCGGCGAATTGTGTCGCCGTATCGCTCTCGTCCGTTTTGTACGAAAAACGCAAGCCTTTTTCGTACTTGAAACCACGCTCTTCGCTTCCCGCAACAATAAAAGCCGACCAATCACGTGCCGATGCCCCCCTCAGTAAAGCATCTTTTTTGCGGAATACCAAACGCTCATCTTCTATTTGCCACCAGAGGTTATACGTTTCACAAAACTGCGACAAAAACTCCGCAGCCGACATATCAGGCACATGTTCGCCCAAAACGATTTTTTTAGCATAACCATTCGTGTATTTTAGTTCTTTGAACTCGTATGCCTGTTGCACAGAGTCCAACGACTTCGCATTATACACCAACAGCGTCATCAACTCCGACCACTCCCCAAGTTCACCATTGACAACAGATACCCCCATCTTTTCTGCAATCTTTTTCAAAATATAAGACACCCGCACAAATGGCACATAAGTATATCGCCAAGCCGTTTCATCTATCGTATGCTCAAACCCCTGAGTATCCGTTTCATTTGAAAAACCAACACGCCAGGCATTGTCATCCGTGAAATATTCTGCAAAATTAATAAGCCCCGACCAAAGCGGGTTTTTCCCATCATAGAGCTTGTCATTTTGCATCATAGCAAAACTCAAATCTTCACGCGGTTGCACGAGGGACGATTGCACAAAGCCCAAAAAGCTCGCCCGTTGTGCGCTGATAGGGGTGTGCGATGTACTAACAAGCGTAATACCATTGTAGTAAGGTATTGGATTATAAATCTTGAATGAGCGACCATTTGAAGGTGGTGACAATTCGACATTCAACGTCGCACTATTCCAAAAAGCGACTGTTTCGCCGATGCGATTATTAATCGCATCGCGCAAAGCGGGCCCCGTATTACTTGAATAATCTGTGTCGTCTATCGAAACGGCATAACCTGTTGCCAAGTTTTGTGGGCGCACTTGCAGATACCACTTTGCAGGGATGCTTTGTTCTATATCAATCGTTGGCAATAGACTTTTCAATTTCCATTGCGCCAAACTTGCCAAATTTGCCCGGGCATTATTTTCAAAATGTCCGTCCAAATAACCGCGTGGCGATTTTTCCAATTTATATACACCGCTTGCCAAATCTACACTTTCGACTTGAACCTTTGCGGTAAGACTATCACCAGTCTCTTGTGCATCAAGTCGTTGTCGATGCTGCAAAAGTGTTTGCAAATCAGCTGTCAAAGGCAAGCGAATAGGCAGCGAATAAGCCCGTTCTGCACTATCATCGTCGAAAGCGGGGCAAACAAAGTTGAGTGACAAACTCGATGCAGGGTCAAGATTAACAGGTGTATCAAAAAAATAGAGTTGAAAAGCCATCGTAATTTTTTTTATAAAAAAAAGGAAGCATTGTGAAAAATAAATTTCTAACAACAAACATAAGTGAATATATGAAGTAACTATTTGTGAAAAATTTTTTTCAACAAAAAAGTCGCTACTGAGGGAGGAGAGACTACCATTTGAGCCACAAATCCGATGCCACCACACCATAATAATCTAACTGCGGTGCAGCTTTAATTTCTAATGAATAGACCTCCTGTTTACCATCATCGAGTGAGATTTTCGTATCCAATATTCGCAAAGGAATATACCCCTCAGTAGTGGACACCTCAAAAACATAACGGCTCGCCACCAAGTTTTCCAAAGCCAAACTTTCCGATTTGCTCAAATAGCCTGTGCGATATGTGAACGACCTACGCCACCGCTTTTCTAACTCAAATACCTCCACCATACCATCAGTATAGCGTTGCGATTCACGCCGATCCAATTCTACACCAACCGTCAACGCGCCAGTAAAGCGCATTGATTCAAACACACCATATTTATTTAGAAACATCAAATACCGTTCATTTTCATGAAAGCGGCGGTCAATCGCATAACGTCGCCACGGACACACCGCCTCATCAACTTGATTTAATAAACGGACTTCAACAGCTGCCGACACTTCCTGATAATCATGAAAAATCAGTGCAGGAACCATCAGCGTTTCATTTTGGTCGGCGTAAAGCGAAATATTCGCATTAATGCCCATTGTCATTAAGCCATCATTTCGAGACCATGTTCTCCATTCCACTTTAAGCGACTGAAACACGCCTGTATAATTGAACCATGACAAAAATTCAGGCGAATTTTGTGCAACTTCTCGGTCATCAGGCAAAGTATTGAAAAGGCTACTATCTGCATTTAAGCGACCTAAAAGAGGGTAGAAAGCATAACCCCCCCCCCTCAGTATCGTTTTAATTTTTGGTGGAGTCCAACTATGCTGCACAACAGGTGAGCCATATTTTTCCGCAAAACGGCAATAATACCGCAGAAGATTATTGGCGCGATGCGCCACAGGTGCAATACAATTAGGCGGTGTCCACCGAGAAGAATCAGCAAAAGCGGTTAAAATATTCTGTAAATTGACATTTGCCATCCCATCTACATCAGAAGGATTTACAACACCCCTAAATTCTGAGTGAAAGATGCCTGTTTTATAACTCGCTTCCGAAACGACTTCGTAAACAATCGCATAATTCGGAAGCTTTGAGGATGCAATCGCAGGGACAACAGCCAAAACAGTCGCATTAGAAAGGCTTTCGACTTCAATTTCAAATACTGTTGCATTATCACGAGCTACGAAACTAATCGTAGATATATGATTTACTGCATCATAATTAAAAAATACCTGAAGTGTAGGAGACAACAAATGAGCGCGGCTCATACGATGCGCTATGTCTTGATAATAACCCTCAAAACTACCTACTGGACGCGGTGGGTTCGGGTCTTGTTCGTAAATCGGCAAGTGTTGGTCATGTGTCGGCGTTGCGACAATATCAAACAGTATCGAGTACGGTGCGCTTCCCACTTCCGTAACTGAGATATTGATATTCGCCCCTGGTAAAACATCGTCCACCTCAACTAAGGCGATGCTCTGCGACATGCCCCGCCCGACAAAAGAACGCCCATCATCATGCGTTGCACGTAAACGGTAGAATTGTGGGTGTTGAGCAAATCCCAGGGCAGAAGGTTCTTGAATAAGAGTAATCATACAAAAAGATGTGGTGTTCTACCACCATCGCCGCCATCGAGCCAAGCACAAGCCAAACGAGGGCAATCGGGTAGTATATTTTTAAATTGAAACGTTACTAAATAGCCAAACCATTTTTCTTCAACGACACGCTCTGTTTTTCGTGCATTCAAGTATTCATACCTGTCGGCTTGCCGATGAAAAAGAGGGTGTCCGCTTTGAGAATCGGCGACCATGCGTTGTAAAATATGCTCCGCTAAAACTTCACACTCATACATCGCGTTTTGCCACTCATTTTTTCGCTCTGTGCGTGGCGCACATTTTTTTAGGACATAGAAGCCGCCTGTATGCACACGCATCGTATTGCCATCTTCTGTCGGAACAGTCTCATCGGTTGGGATAATTGACAAAAGGATATAATCCGCTGCCGCATTGATGTCAACCCGCGCCATATCCAACTCCTTAATATCGCGCTGCAAAATCACATTAAACGTCTTACTGCCTAACTCTGTACGATGCCGCAAAGAAGGGTGCATTTTAGCAATGTACTCGAAATACCGACAATAAGTATTGACAAAAGATAATAAAACAGACATGTCTTTTTGCCCCAAAATTGCGGCAATACAAAGGGGGTATTTCGGACATGAAAAAGCCATGCCTTTGCAGACATGGCTCAACAGCGTTCTTGACGCGCTAAAAATTAACATACATCTTATAGAGAGACAACTCGGCGTTGCTTCATTAGTTCTATTACTTCATAAGCGGTTTGTATTTCAATATCCGTTTTAGGTGGTGGCACGTATCCCCATGCGTCTGTATCGGCGTTCAAACCATTCACGGAAACATGAAAACACAAGCCCAAACCATCTTTATTCGCTTCAATAAAAGCCCTCAAACGTGCCACATTCCTATCAGCTGCCAAATTCTGATATGTTGCTGTGCGCTCAATACTGAGGGGGTCGGCTGTGCGGCGCGTTTGACTCGCCTGTTCACTTGTTTCTGAAACATTAAAAATATTACCGCCATTGATTTGCACCCGGTTCCTTCTAACCGCTTCCTCAATTGTAAAATTAGCAATCACTTTATGAATCAACCGCACAACCTCTTTTTCCTTATCAGTCAATCCCATGCCCGTTTTCAAACGATTAAAAAATTGTTTTGGCAATAATTTTTCAATCGCATAAAACTCGACATCATCAATGATGGCCCGTAAGTTTTCAAAAGTCCAACGCGATAAACGATGCGATGAAGCATCTCGAAAATCAGAAGCATAGCGCAAAAACAAGCTACGGTGTTTGTTCTTTTTATCCCAATTCGTGAAGCTCGCCGCGTTTTTATCCAAGTATTTCAGCAAAAGTTCGATAGACTCATACCCTCTAACCAACATTTCCTCTTTGTAGTCATTCTCTTGGTAACGGAACGGCACATTTTCGGGGCGTACCAAACCCGCAGTGTTAAAACGAATATTCTTCGTTTTTGCCGCATGAAACAGGCTCAAAGGGGCAAGTGCAACTTGTACTTTTGTGGTCAAAATACTGAGGGGGGCTACCGCATCAGGGTAAGCGTCAATCATACTATCCGTCAAGTCATCACCGAGCCATGGACGCAAATGCTCGTTTATCGCCGCATCAATATCCGCTTCGATGCTTTCCAACATCGCCTCGTCGTTGTCAACCGCGCCACCAGAAGCACGAAACTCCTCTATATTACTAAATAATTGAGCCATTTTATTGTGGTGTTAAATCTTTATTTGAAACAATACCTGATTTACTTTTGTCTGTTGTCGTTTGCCCTAAATCATCAATCATCGCCACGACATCCCAACCATTGATTTGAAAAATATGATTGAGTGGTTCAAGTAACTCCATTTGCTCCAAAGTATTTCGCAAAATGCCTGAGTTGAAATGAACCCGCGTATCACTGCCCGAACCCGCACCCATACCTTTACCAGTATCGCCCATCATTGACATTTGTGAAGCATGATAACCGAAAGCATTGATTATTTCATTATTCGCAGACAATGAAGATGGTATCCAGTTGTTTTCTTTCAGCTTATCATCAATCGCTACTAATTCAACCAAGCCCAAAAATTTACCATTTTCCTCAAAATGATAAGTCGTTATCATCTTACCCGCATTATCGGCGCCCGACAACGAATCTTCAATTTTTTGTTCAAAAGCATCGATTAATTCGGTGCGTTTTGAGGCTTTATCACCCACATAAGAAGACCAATCAGGGTACTTAAACTTAAAATAATCAACTGAAACCTTCAAATGGTACTTTGGTTTGACTTGATTATTCCCGAGCTTATTAATACTGTGGGGGACTTTTTTAGCCACATCGAGCCACGTATCTTTTTCCAAAAGTGTTATCCAAATCGGTCGTGGATAATAAGTCGTGCCAATATTCACAGATTTAGAATGATAAGCATAAGAATCCCCTTTTAGCCAAGAGAAAAAATCATCCCGATACCATTTGTAAAGTGGTATTGTTTTAATATCATTGTCCGCAGGCATTTCGAGCGAACCAAATTTGCCACAAAATTTCAAATATTCAATTTCAAAATTTGACATATTTTGCTTCGATATGCGACAAAACATCGAATCCAAATGAAACAAACGAACCGCTTTTTTTCGGGCATCAAGGTCAATTTGTGTAAAATGGTTGGCAAACATCATTTTTGCAAATGCCTGAGGAAACAACCATTTTGTGTTGACAAAATTTTTGTCCAAAAAGTTTGCCGCGTCCACATGGTAGGTTTTCACAAAATTCCCTTCATAAAAATCCTTTTTTGTCACCAAGACTACGCCTTTACCACACATGTCTTGCGCCATCCGGTACAAAACTCGCTTTGCAAATGGCACACTGGCAATGCGACGGTCAATAAAATTCGGCAAATTATCAGAGCCTCCCCATTCCGCCCATCCTCGAGGATTAGTTGCCTCTGTGCGCGGAAAATTAGGCGCGTTGTATTTCTTCTCAATATCCTGCAATGTACGGACACTCAGTTCAGGAATAACCTGAAGTTTGCCTTCCGCATTTTCGCCAATCACAAGGGAAATCACGGTGTCTTTGTCGGCTATTTTGGATTGTTTTTGTGTCATATTGTGGTCGTTAAGGAACAGTTTTGATGCCGTTCAACGATTTTATCAAAAGAGGATGTATTTTGCGAATAATGCTCGAAGGATGCCCATTGACAACGATTCGTACATTCCTTGTGTACCATTTTGAGTGATTTGGCTTTCGATGATGGAGTGTATTATCATCAATATCATCAGAACCCGCCTCTACTTTTTCCGATTCCGTCAAGGGGCGACCACTAACGGTTTGATGTTCAATACCCGTCAAAAGTTGGCAAGAAAATCGGTCTATATCACCGCCTTTTTTGCGTTTACTGTCGTATTGCCAAACTTCCAAATCAATGGTTTCGCCACCTTCTAAGCGTTTCAAACAATCAGAAATCCTTATTTCCATAATTATTTTTTGACCATAAAAAATGAACTAAATGACAATTCGCCAAGCGACAAATTCGCCCAAAAATTGCGCTTTACGTCAATGCGCGTTTGGTCAATTGCCAACATGGTCAGGTAGTGACCAATCATTTTCGCCTTTTCGTCGGGCGAAGCCACCCGCAGTTTTGCTGTGGGCCATTGCGCCCATTTGCGGCGAATCTCTGTATCAGAAGTTGGGCAATAAGATGAAAATTCATCTTGTGTGACAAAAATCACGACTTCGGGTTCACCACCATTCCCTTCTGTATCAGTTGAAAACAAGAAATCGCCTTCTTTACAAGACAGAGTTGTTGTATCGAAAAAATTAAACTTTTCTAAGAATCCAGACATTTTGATTCAATTTTTTTGCACAAATTTAGGACAATACTGAGGGGGCAGTTCGGACATCAAAAAAAAAGGCCATGACACCTATTTGTGCCACGACCTTAGCTATTTCTCACGAAGAATATGAATTTTTTTATTGAAAATTCCCCTCACTATTCACCAATAACCCAAACTTCACCATCAGGTGTCGTCCACAATTCGCCATCAGGTGTCACCCACGCTGATGCAGAGATGGACGTAGTTAGTTTGGGGTGATGTCTGGTGGGAACGTCACCAAGTCAATCGTGCGCGGTGAGCGACCATTTGCATCCACTTCGTAGTCAAACCCACGGAAATCGCCGCCCGTACCACCCGTGAAGCTCACAACCGTTGCAGGGCTTGATTTGCGGCCCATTTCGTGCGTTACGCTTGACTTGTCTGTTACCAAAAATACCAAACCACAACATGCCGAAACCCGTTCAGCAAATTCTTTCTCCACTTTGCCAAAGCCTTTGAGTTTGAATTTGAGTTTGTTTTCAATTTTAGTTGTGCCGTCTTTCACCGTCCCCTTGGTATCCAACATACCCGTATCAGCAATGACGCGCATTTTGCGCCAATAACCTTCACCAACTGGCGCACCCGTAAACGAGTAGGCTTCACCCACTTCATTGCTTGCGCCAGCGGTTGTAACAGGGACAGCCAATTTGTCTTTTGATTTTGGATCGTTGGCGAGTTCGCTCACGCAAGTGAAATAAATATCCACTTCGATGCCGCCAATATTGAGTGTCTCGCCCGAACAATCGGGCATAAAATTGCCTAAAGCCATGTTTAGTTTTTATGTTTAAGCCGTATTCGGGCGTTCAAAAATGCTTTTTTTACTGAGGGGGGTTATTTCGATTCTACCAAACCAAAATACCCCAAATCTGCAAGGCGTTGCAACAAAACCTGTGCTGATTCGCGTGTCAAACTTACAGTTGCAGCAAACTCTTTTGCTTCAGAGACTGCCAAATTGTCACCTTTTGCAATTTTCATCACGACATCTGCAGGATAGATAATCGCTTTTTCATCGCGGATAAACCGAAAACCGTCTTTGAAGCCGTATTTAACCTCAACCGTTTTACCGTCTCGACGAACAGATGCGGTGAAACTACCTGTGACAGGCAGCGCAATATTTGTGCCTTTTGCCGCTTCAACGAGCTTTGCTTTTTCGGCTTCCAAGGCAGCATTTGCGGCACGGAGAGAAGCCAGTTCTTTTTGGTCGGCTGTTAATTCTGCCATTTTTGATTGAATTTTTAAAAATTATAAAATAAAGAAAGGTTTGCTAAACCGTTAAAGCCACACAAACCTTTCTTTTTTTTAAAGAGCAATCGTATCCGATACGAACATCTCTGCACCATACTCAAACCCGAAAGCCAATTGAAAATTGCCCCAACCATACAGCTCGCGTTTTGAGGTTTCCCAGTTGATGACAGGGAGGATATTGTCCACCTGAGCGTTTTCTTTCATATCCGCAGAAGGCAACAACATAAGCATATTGTCTTGTTTTGCTGTAAAAACCAAGCCCATACTACCCGCCATAGATGGCAAACAAACCAATTTCTTGTTTGAATTTGGAATCGGGTATTCTTTGAAATTGCCCAAGGTGCGCGGGTCAATCACAGCTTTGCCTTTGTCATAAACAGCATCAGCGAAAGTTTGCAAATAGGTGCGACTGCACCAAATTTCCCCCTCGATGTCCTGATGTAATTCAGGCATTGAGCGACAGAACAAAATTGTTTTGTCATAAATATTAGTTGATGTCACCGAACCAATCGGAATATAAGTCAAACGACCACCCGTAGCGGCTGTTGTGATACGCTTTTTCAAGCCGTCACAAGAGTTAATCGTTACACCTGGCGTACCAGAAGTCGGTGCCACATACTCACCTTTGAATACTAATTTTGTTTCCAATTCTTGCTTCAAAGAAGGATAAACGTGATTCATCATCAAATAGTCAACGAACCATTTGTTACTGAGAGGGCTATCACCAAACTGCGAGTTTTGCGGTTTCCACTTTTTGACAAAGCTGTTAAGCTGCCCTTCTGTCCACAAAATATCCACCTTCATTTCTTGCAACGTGGTGCTTTCGGCATCAATTGTTCCCGAATTTTTGGGCGTAAAAGCACCTTGGTATGCCTGAATCATATCCCCTACAACGATGTTCGGTGCGGTATAGGTACCTGGTGTACGAACCGTTGTCAATTTTTGCCCCGTAACGAAGTCTTGGCGCAATTGGTGGTTAAATGTGTCTTTGACAATATTGGCACGTAATTGCAAGTCTGCCGCCGTACCGAGAATATCTAAAGCCATAAGTTTTTGTGTTTATTTGCCTGTTTAGAAGGCGTTTAAAAAATGCTTTTTTACTGAGGGGGGGGGTCTTACACCTGCCCTGTTTGCACTTGTCGGATGTACTCCGTGTTTCGCCGCTCGAAGGCTTCCATTTCTGCGGACTTTTTGGTTTGGTCGGGATCATTATCCGACTCGGCACTACTGCCTCCCGTTGGCGGTGGAGGTGTACCCAAAGTACGAAGTTTCAATTCGTCAATTTGGACTTTCAAAGCGTCATTTTCAGCTCTAAAAGGTGCAACAGCTTCTGCAATAAGTTGTTTTACAACACCTGTACTGAGGGGTTGCTTCGCTTTTTCTTCTGCAATGATAGTCTCGACATCGCTTAGGTTGAGCGTGCCGTCGGCGAATGCCTGCTTCAAGGCTTCTGTCGTCATGTCGTCGTTGTTTTTATTAAGTGAATCGTCGTTATTGTCGTCGCTTCTGTTTATAGAAGCGCGTTTTTGACTGGCATATTTGAAAAAAGCCGCTTTCATCGGCTCGTTTTTGGTTTTTGTGACTTCGGTGGCATATCCATTGCTGCCGTCATCGTTGATAAGACCATATTCGACGCATTGTTGATAGGTCAAATTATGGTCGGCATAATCATAAAATTCCTTTCTGATAGTTTCTGCATCTTTGCCAGTTGCTTCTACCATCATTTGAATTGTTGCTTCCGCGATGGTATCCAATTGGTCTGCCATTTCGCGCATATCCTTCGCAGTACCATAACAACCCGTCGAAGGCGCGTGAATCATCAATGACGAATTTTTGGACATGTGACGGCGTTCAACAGGCACACATAACCAAATATCGGCTGCCATCGAGTAAGCGCGACCATCGTTCCAAGTGTGGATATTCAAGTCGCTATTTTTGATAGAAGTAATGATAGCCAAACCATCGGACGTATAACCACCTGGGCTGTTGATACGCAAATGCACATCTATCACACCCTGAGTTTTTAGTTCCTCAAGCGTTTTGATGAAATCCAAGTCCGTGATATTTTTGTCCGCATCCTCAGCGTAACAGTCACCAATAAGCCCATACAGAAACACGCTTGCTTCTGTACCCGCCTTTTGAACATAGAGCTTTTTAGGCTCCGATATGATTTTACTTTTTGCCATAATATTTAGTAACCTATTGCTTTATGCGGTTGCTTCCCTGCCCATTCTACTGTATGGAACCCTTTTGCCGAGTTCCACGATGACGTAAAATGCAAAGGAAATTTAACACTTCCGAGTACAAATTTGCGACCTGCGAGGTCTTGTATTCGGACAATGAAAGTTTGTCGTTCCATATCGTCCAATTGTGACTGAATTTGTGGCGACATCATCGGTAGGATACCCTGCACTTTTGCCGAAAAAAGATTGCCTTGCGCGGTCAAACTACCGTTTTCGTCCCAAAATTGTTTATCAGAGTCTAATGGGCGCAAGGGCATCGAAAGCCATTTTAGATAGGGCTTCAAGCTAATTGTGCCACGCAACCGACCATCACTCAACTCAAATATCTTGAATGTGTCAATGCCTACGGTTGAGATATACTCAACCGTAGGCAGACCGACGACATTCGGTTGTGAACAATCTGTGGCGAAATTAGTCATGGGTGCAAAGTTGGTAAGATACTGAGGGGGTATTTCGGACAATGAAAAAGGGATGCTTTTGGGAGCATCCCTTTTCTGAAAAATATGGAAGAATGGTTTTTAAGCGCGTCTTGTGATGAAACGTGGCAAACCACGCTGTTCGCGCAGGCGTTGTGATGCTTTTTCGAGGGCATCTTGTGTGTATTTTTGCAAATCAAACTCAATCGCGTAATACTGAATCACCGCCGTCGCAGGCGACTCTAAATTGTGCCGTTTGGCAAGCGAGACGGCAACAAGTTGGTCAATTAACCAATGCCGAATCACCTCATTGATGATGACAATACGGCGTTGTGTCAAATACCAACCGATAGGAATCTGAATAGGTAGATAGTCGTCCATTGCGTCTATCGTCTTGTATTCAGCTTCAAAAGGTGGCTCTCCAAGGTCAATATTGGAAAGAAGTAAAGTGCCTATCGTTGTATGTTTATCGGCGGTGAAGGATTCGCGCCCCCACCATTTTTGTACCCAACGCTTGAGGTCACTGTGAATTGGCATTCTTACGCCGTAAAATTTTTGTTTCTCATTCGCCTCTACAGGCAGTAAAATTTGTGAACATGACATGGATTATTGATTTTATAGAACAAATATAGACAAAAAACTTATAAGCGTAAATATAAATATTTGTTCTATAAAAAAAAGTTTTCAATATGTTAGTCCTTATCTTTTTTTTGTGGCATTGCTTCAACAAATTGGTTCACAACTTTTTTGAAACCACCCAAAATATCCACCCCAGTTATCTGTTCGACATTCTCTCTAAAACTCAAAAACTCGGTGAAACAGATTGACCCAGCAACCAGCGGCACAAGTGGCACATTCGGCATAATACCTCCTAAATTGGGTGCAATAAAAATACCATGCAAACCCGCTGCAATCGAAATAGCCAAAAAATACACCGTAAATTTCTCCAAAGTGCGATAAAAACCACGGCTCGTTATCTTTTCACCCCGTTTTTTTGCCGCAAGCATACCCGAAACCACATCGGCAAAAACCAAAGCGACAGTCAAAATCAAAAAGTCTTTGATGGGCATTATAAATGACACAGCCCAACTCATGCCAACGATGTACGCCACTTTTGCATAAAGCGTTACCCACAGTTTTGTCAAAATTGAAACCATGTTATTACCTTGTTTTTGTGTGACGACAGATGTATTTTCCATTTGTGGCGATTTGTTGCGTGCCGACCCAAACATATCCACCATCGTTTGTCCAGCCGCCACGCTTTGCGTTATTCATCATTTTTTTAACTGATTTAAAAGTCTAAGATATGTTCGGGTTTGTCACGTTTTCAGTGTGACGTTTTTCTATTTCTAACTCCACCCAATTGCGCCAATCCGCGATGCGATGAAGCCAACCTTTCAAAAACTTTTTCTGAGAGCTTTTACGCTCTGCAATATTTTTCACATAAGCCTCTCGCCTATCAAAAATCATTTTCACAAATACGGATGCACCGAGCTTTTCAGTAGCATTGTTGATAGCGGCAATACTGATTTTGCCAAATTCATTGTCGGCATTCAAGTTATAGCCCGAATCTTTAAGCAAACGTTGAATCTCACGTTTACCAAACAGAGAGTTTTTTGCGAAATCGAAACAGACCGCAGCCACAACCTTATCTGCAATCAAATGACAATTTATTTGCTCAAAACTGTAACTATAAAAAGCCCTCACCTCTTTTTCTGTCAAATTATTGAAACTATCAAGTGAAGGTTCTTTACCCAATACTTTCTTCGATAATGTAAAAAAATGTAGCCAAGTTATTCCATCGTTGGTCAACCCGCCCGTGTCATCAGGGTCATTAGAGACACCTTTCTCTTGTTCCCATTTCAAAACTTGTTGAAAAACAGCTTCAAGCATTTTTTTTAAATTTAGAAAGCACCCATAAGCCAACGGATGTTTGAGTAAACCAAGCCCAAAACCCTTTTGCTGATTCAATCGTCTCTTGTGCCTTGTCCACGATTTCGGTGAGTTCTTTTGTCATCTCAATACTTTGTTTTTGTGAATGAAAATATGAATTAGACTGCAAATTTGGGACAATACTGAGGGGGTATTTCGGACAATGAAAAAAGGCATGTCTTTGCAGACATGCCTAACCGTGTATAAACAAATCCCGTAAGGGACTTCAAAACCTTATCTGACGGAAGCATCAGGTAAACCCATATTCCCGAAACGCAAAATGTCGCTAAACAATGCCTCGGGTATGGTATCCAACGCATCGGAGCCATGCGTTGATTTTTCTGCCTCGTTTTTTCTCAACAATTTTGCCTCTATGGTTTTATCCTTGTGAATTTCCCCTCTTCTACCCTCTTTTGCCTTTGAATTGTATATCGAAATCAGCAAAATACGGCAACGCAAAATATTAATCCGAAAGATAGGAAGATTTCTATAAACCAACTTGGACAATGAGTTTTGAAATATTTTTTCCCACAAATTAAATTTAAATGAGTGGTCTGCATTCTTGCGCCCGACCGACATCAGACGCACTGTCCACCCACGTTCCTGCAAATATATTTGAGCTTGTTCGGCTCTCGTTTTACGCGTATTGCCCGTTTCGACATTCCCTGTTTTATCATAACATAAAAATATCTCATTACAAGTTCCTTGATGTGGTAAATAATATTGATTAAATGCCTCAAACGCATCGTCTTGCATCTTTTGCTCTTGCGAGCGTACCCAAAACTCATTGATGGCGCGAAGTTCGTTAATTGAACGCACATGTTGACAGACAACCAAAAAATTAACTGCCGAACCAAAATCCGCACCAATCAACAAGGGTACGCCTTGCACCAAATCGGAATCGGCTTGACAATTATCTTTTGCAGCATATTGGGCTCTGTCCTGTGCGCGATAGCCATGCACTTTTTCTTTAAACAAAGAATAAAAGCCATCAGCACCCGCCATTGATGGTCGAATGTTCATATACTCTGCATCAAAAATAATATCAGATAAAGACGTGCGCCGCGCATCATCGAGATAACCATCTGCCAAATTGTGCAAATTGACCTTGCAACTTGCATCAATGATGAGTGCCGATTTTTCACCCATCAAGTTTTTCGCTTCCAAATCAAAAACCCATTTCCCTACATCGGTCAAAGCCATCGAAGAATGATGGAAACGCTTTCGGAAAAGTGGATTGTCTTTAAATTCCGAAATTTTTGACCCCCTCAGTGTTGGAGTCGTACATTCCTCCATAATGGCAAAATCCAACAATGCCGATTCATCCCCGACTTCAATATCTATATTCAAGCCTCGCCCATCGCCCGGCACATCCTGAGAAATCAAGTGCATCCCAAAACCTGTATAAAACCAAATAAACTTAGAAAAATCCGAAGGTGGTTGATACGGTTTTTCCCATTTCCAAGAACGTGGTGGCTTTTCACCTATGAAATAGTGCAAACCTTGATGAAAGCCGTGCATTTCCAAACCATTCACTATAGATGGAATAATCCGCGTCAACAGGAACTTATATGAGGGCGCAATAAAAATACCGACAGATCTCGGCATCGTCTGTGCGATATAGACCAATTTGCCGCCAATGCTTGTCGTTTTGCCTGTACCACGCCCCCATCTATCATAGATGATTTGATAATCTTTATTTGTCCAATTTCGACGGCTAACAATTTGGGCTATATTATAATTTAATTGTTTTACCGCTTTCGATTGCCGCAAAAGTGTTTGAAAATCTGATTTATTGAAGTGATGCAGACGGGCAATTTCAGCCTTTAAATCATCTGCCTCCATCTGCAAATTACTGAGGGGTGATGTCTTCGCTGTCTGCATATTTTATTGGTTTTATGTCTATTTCTGAAAAATGATTGAGGTCAATACGCCCATCGTGGATGGGAAAAACTTTATCTAATTGCGCTTCAATCTGCGGGGGTAAAGCAATAATGAAAATATGCGCTTCCATCTTCTCAAAAGGCAATTCGACAGGCTCTTTTTCTAAACCATCCGCTTTGATAAGGTTGGCGATGGCTGCGTTCATGCCCTTTGTATCTTTATCTTTTCTTGCGCGGCGGTAAGCCTCCAAGGTCATATCTACGGCCCGTTGGCGGCGAATTTCAAAAGGCAGTTTTCGACTACCAAAAACCATGTCTGCATCTTGCAAGTCTCGACGAACTGTGCTTTCTGAGACATCGTAGAGGGTAGCTATTTTTTTACAAATTCGTTTTTCACTCTCCCCTTTCAGAAAAAGCCCATGCACGGTTTCCCATCGCTGCCTAATCAACTCTTGATGTTTAGGTAAAACGACATTTTCCGGGTCTTCATAAAATGCTTGAATGTTGGTCAAAGCCTCGTCACGCCCATTTATGGAGAGCTTGCCCGAAGGCGCACGTTGCAGTAATTTTTTACTAAAATCTTTACTTGTTTCACTCATTCGTTTTCGGTTATACCTAACTCAATGCACAGGGCATTGCGTTCAGTCTGTTTTTGTATCAATTCTTTTTCAAATTTCAGTTTCTCATCGCGGTCTTTTGCCTTGTTTATAAAGCCATTTTGAGAGGATAATTTAAAAATACGGTTTTTCAGATAACCCAATTTTTGTGCTTGTTGAAAACCGTCTTGAATCCCTTGGCGATAATCCAAACTCGGCTCTCCCCCCTCAGTATGCGGCAAGTTTTTACGAATACCGCCATTCCGAATAACATCGTAAATTTCGTCGAGTGCAGGGATAATATTTTCCATAATCTCCAAAATGATAGGCAATCGCAACTCAGCCGACTCCAAGACATGCAATTGTGCATGTCGGTCGGCATGTCGTTTGTGCAAAACGATGGCTTCTTGTCGCAGACTTTGAATTGCATCATTTTCGGAAAAAATAGGTCTTTGGACGACTACATTTGAAGTTTTAGGTTGAGAGAGCAAGGCAGGACTAATTGAAGACAGACACGCCTCCAACGCAGCTTTATACTGAGGGGGTATAAAACTTTCGTTCAGATAGGGTTCAAACGTAGTCGCATCTATGCCACAACCTTGCAGCAACGCCACCCCTTCATAAAAGTCTTTTTTGACAAACCATTGCTCGATTAGATTCATGCTGCAAAGATGGCGGTGAGCAATGGCTTCGGTACGGACATAAAAAAAGCCGTCTCAACACAGTTGAGGTTGAGACGGCACAAACTGTTAATTTAATCTGATTCATGCCAAAGCCGAAACCAGTTCTTTTTGTGTAGCAACTTTATCCTCGTTTAAAACGGCCTTGATTTGGCTGCCCTGTTTCCGCATATACTGCATCATTTTCAAGTTCACTTCGTCTATTTCGTCACGGATTTCGGTGCCGTTTGGCAGCGCATCTATTTCAGCATAAAATGCCGATTTCATTGCCTTTTTTGCTTCTTTGCCTTCCATTGAAAGGTATTTGACATAAAAAGCGTGTAGATACGGATTGTCCGTCAACTCCGAAACAAACGCCTCTTTACTGAGGGGGGTGTCGAGAGACGCTAAGGCTTTTGAGTCCTTCACCTTCGGAGCAAGTGTCTCCGATACGTCGAGCATTTTTTGCATACCCAAAGTGACGCGCTCGCCGTTGAGTTCCACAAAAGTGGGCAGTTCTAATACCGTGAGTTTGCCTTTGCGGATATACTCATACACGAATTGTTTTGAGACGTTGCGTTGAGCGCAGTAGTCTGAAATAGTCATTAACATTTTTTCTTAGTTTTTATAGTTTAAAAATCGTGGAGGTGCTTCATCACACCCCCACTTTGTTCTCTAATCGCTTGTCTGTTCATCCCGCAACGCTGCCAGCAATTTGGCTTGTTCCCGATATTCGGCAAGTAAGGATTTGACTGCGGAGGGATTGCCTTCGTTCAAGTCAATCAGTTCGTCGAGCCATTCCAATCTTTCTTCTAAGTGCGCTATCATTCGCGCTTTTACGGCTTTTGTCATTTTAAACTTTTTTAAAATTTTTAGAAATCAGATTTAATTAACAGCACAAAGATATGTACTTTACTTGT